TGAAGGTGGTATTTCTATTTCTTGAGCTTTAGTAGATTTAAATGTATCGTAGCTTAATTCTTGTATACCTCTTTGCGCGTGAAAAGCAATATCTGATCTTCTTGCTTTAGGTATTATTTTGTCTTCTCCTACGTAAGATATTATAAAGTTATTTATTATATCATCAATACCTATAAATTGATAATTACCAAAGTTTTCTGGAAACGTAGTTTGTTGAACTAATATAACCGCTCCATTAGCTGGTGCTGCATCAAACGTTATAACACCAGAGCTATTATTGTAAGGTGTTGAATCGTATAAAGCAGTATCTGCCTCTGAACCATTTATAAATATTCTAAAATCAGAAGCTATAACTGGTAAAGGAGAAAATGTTAATGTAAAAGCAGTAGTAGAACCATCACCAGTGAATGACTGAGAGTTGTTATAGTACTGTTGTTGTGTTCCTGTGAATAAAGGCATATCTTATTGTTTTTCTTCTTGAACGTCTTTGGCTTGTTCTGTTGATGATATTTGGTATAGGTTAGGGTCTTTTATTAAAACACCAGCTAATGCTAGTATCTTAAAAACCAAACCTGTTTCTTCAGACTCATGTAACTCAAAATTAGTTGTAGAAGATGAATTGTATAGAGCTTTATTGTTAACAACAGTGTAACCCCAAACAACTTGAGTTGGTCTAGATATGTAGTTACACACTACTGTAGAATTTGAAGGTATAGTTGTTGGATAAATTTGGATCGATCTATTTCTATTGATCTCTGTAGTTCCTCCTGTTCTAACATATACCGGGTAGGTTATACTAGGTGCTGTCAATGGAGATGCTAATATATGGTGTATCTCGTTTTGATTTATTTTTTCTATTTCAACAAACTTACCACAGGCATTAGTGTATAATTCACCCATTCTATAGTAATCTGGCATAGTGGCAATACCATTAGATCCTAAAACAACAGCTTCTCTATACTTCTCAAATATATCAATCTTTTCATCTAAAAGATCTATCATATCTGAATAAGTAGTGTCGTTTCCTGGTTGTCTAAGGAATTGATTTTTATCATAAAAGTATTGCTCAAATATATCCATCTGAGCTTGATTAGCTAATATGTTAAACTCTTGAGGTGTTACATAACCTCTTTGCTCTTTATTAGCAATAGCTAAAACCCTTTGATATACTGTATCTATACTTACTGCCATAATTTTTTTTTATTTATAATAACTAGGCTACCGAAGTAGCCTAACTACTATAAGGTAATCTATTTAATTTTCTTTTGTACACTATCTAGAACTTCCATCCCTTCATCTGTCTTAAACCAAGCAGCTATAGCTGGATATGGTTCTTGATCAAATGGTACAGTCATTAGTTTTTTACCGTTTTTAGCCCAAGCAAAAGATCTACCATCTGGTGATAGCTTTATAATCTTCTGATTTACAGCCTTTAAAGCTAAGCTTTTTAAAGCTATATTCTCATCTTGTATTATTCTTAAAAACTCTTGAGGATTGTTTCTAGCAAAAACTATTGTATCTCTTTTTATTTCTTTACTAGTCATGGTATCTACATTAGACGATGTTTCAACTCTTAATAGAGACTCACAATCATCTATGCTAAACTCAGAAGCAATTTTTAAAGCTTCAATTTCCATTTCTAAATAAGATAAATCAACTTCAGCTTCTTTAACCTCATCTTTTTCAAAGTAAGACTTACCGTTTAGTGGGTGATAAAGTGATAAAAGCTTTTGTAAATTCTGCTTTTGCTTTGGCACCATAAGTTTTCCATCTCTAAAAAATATATGACCTAGTGTTACTGTACCTTTTTGCTCATCTACAAAAGGTGAGTTTTGGTTAGTTGCATATCTTAATTCCCTTTGAATACCTTGATCTTCATCAAACCATAATAAAGACTTAGCTCTACTGTGTTTTGCGGGTACTGTAAATAATAAAGGTGTTTTGCTACCTTTTAATAAATAGACTCTATCTTTAATTTCCCAAGTCGAGGGAGTTGTATTTGTTTTTTTCATGATATAATATAATTTAATAAGGGTAATAATTACCCCCGTCAGTTCAACGAGGGTAAGAATTACATTTGTTATTGATTAGTCACTGTCTCCAGTTACACCATCAGTATCTTTGAATAAGATAAAGTTGTTAGCAGCTTGAACACATAAACATCTTTCTGATAAGAAATGAACGTTCATCGCGTCTTCGTCGCTAGTGTAGTTACCACCAACTGAACCTGTGATCCAAGATTTCATTCTTCTATCATCCGCTTCAGAAGCTCTGTAACGTACGTGTAAGAATGGTCTTTTGATGTTTTTACCTAATTGTTGATCGTAAACAGTACTTGTTCCAGCAGGAACTAATACACCTTGTACATCTCCAATTAATCCTCTTGTAGTACCATCGTTTAGGTATTTCCAGTCAGACTTGTAAAAATCATAAGAACCTCTTCTAAATCCTGAGAATCCTAAATTAATCGCCATATCTTCAGAGTTGTCAAATACACCATAAGATGTACCTCCAGTTCCGTAAGAATTTTGAGCAGCTAACATGTTATCAATTGCTAATGAAGTTCCTCTATTTAAGAACATCATGTTTTCCTCGATAGCACCTTGCTTGTCTAATTCTTGTAATACAACATCAAATTCAGCTAAACCTTCACCTGCACCAGTTCCAGAAGAACCGAAATCAGGGTTGTTGTAGATTAATCCTCTTTCTTCAATAGCAGAAAATAAACCTTGTGTACCGTGTTGTCCAGCAACTCCAAATACTCCAGCTCCGTCTAATTGAGAACCAGAAACTGGCTCAGCTTCAATCATAGACATCTCTAATTGATCTTCAAATCTTAATCTTGCTTCGTGCTCAGACTTTAAGTACCATAAATACCCTCCAGTTCCAGCTTCAGTAGTTACTTCTACCCAACCGATACTAGCAGTATCTGATCCGTTTACACTATACTTGTCTCTTAAGATGATTGGCTTATTACTAAAAGTAGTAAAGTCAGCATCTTTAGAGTTTCCAGCGTTAGCAGATCCTTTTTTGTACTCAGAACCGTAAACAAATACGCTTATTCCAGTCATGCTATTCGTGATACCAGCAGCAGCTAAAGTAGCAGCAGTGTAAGGAATAACAGTAGCAACAGAAGCGCCAGCTGCTCTAGCTGAAACGTAACATTTTACTGTTACACCACCTTTGCTTACAACAATAGTATCATGAACATCAATCATACTAGCATTAGCTGCTGATGAAAAAGTAAGTTCATTTGTTGCGCCACCGTCAGCGTCTGTAGAACAGTCGTTAAAAGCAACGTGAATACGACCTTGCTCAGACCAAACAACTTGGTCAGATGCCATAGGCATTTCCGCTCCTACCATTTTTAAAAATCCAGCAACAGTTCTGTTACCGTATCTTTCAACTTCTTTTTCGTAAACTTCTGGTAGGAATTGTTTAGTAAAGTTGTAATCGTTTCCTGTTATAGACAGGTAATTTGACCCGTATAAATCTTTTACAGGTCTTGGTGTTAAATGTGAGAGAGCTGATGAGCTCCCAGTGAATGATCCACTAGCCATAATTTTTTAATTTTAATTGTTAAGTTATCTTGTTTTAATTTTAAACTTAAAGTCATTAGAATCACTGTCAACCGCTTTTACTGTAAACCCATTTGGATTTGGTGCCTTCTCGTGAGTAGACCTTGGATCCATATCGATGTTTTTAGATTTAGCCATACTGTTCTTAACAGCATCAGCTTTACCTTGTTCATAAAAGTGTTGAGCTACTAAATCAGGGTTCATTGCTGTAAATAAAGATTTGTGATAACCTGAAGCATCTGACATTTCATTTTTTTCATTCAAGAACTTCTTGACAAAATTGTTAATGTCGCTTTGTGTATCCTTAACCTTTGCAGCATCTTTTACGTTAAATCTGTATTTCTTTTCTCCAACCTTATATTCAAAACCTTTGAACTGATCGTTAAAAACTTGAGAAGTTTTTTCTTGAAATACTCTTTGTTGTAAACCTTGAGTCTTGTTAGTTTCCTCTAACTCTTCGTTATATCTATTGAAAAAATCTACAGCCTTTTGTTGTTCTGGCGCGAGCTTAGAACCAGCTTTGACTTCTTCGTAATACTTAGACTTTAGCCCGTCTAGGTGGCTTTTAGCACTTGCAACCTGCTCTTTTAGCGCTAATTTTTTTCTTTTAATATCTATTTCCTCATCAATGTCTTCATCAAACGAAAACTGATCGTCCATTAAGAAGTTTATTTCATCGTTATCTAGATGAGGTTTTGTTTGTTTGTAATACTCTTTAAGTAAAGACTTATCATCGTAGCTAGTAAAATCTTGATTTAATTTAACATAGTCTTCTAGCGAACCACCTGTTTCGTTTATAAACTCAACAACTTTTTGAATGTTCTCTGGTAGTTTAACACCAGCGTCGGCTTCAACTAAAGCTTGTTCGACTTGTTCTTCAAGTTCTTCTACTTGCTCTTTTACTTCTTCTACCGGTTGTTCTTCTGTAACTTCCTCTAAACCAACAAATTGCTCTTCAACTTCTGGCTCTGGTTGTACTTCTGGCTCCGGCTCTTGTTCTACTTCTGGCTCTTTTGAACCTTGTGATAAATCTAATTTAAACGTACCATCTTCTAAAATTTCAGCTTTTGGCCCGTCATCAGCTGGTTCCTCTGGAACAGCTTTAACTTTAACTTCTTGAGTCTGCTCTACAGCTTCCTCTTGAAGTTCTTCTTGTTTTTCTTCTGACATAATATAATATTATAAAATTAATAAATAATTATCTAGGATCTGATGCCCCTAGATCAAAACCACCTCCAAGTATATCATTACCTGAAGATTCAAAGTTTTTAGGTGGTTTACCACTATTTCTTTGATCAATCAACTCACTTTGTTGAGATGCTTGTATCTTAGTTCTTTCGTCTTTACGATCTTCTTTATAAGCTTCTTTGTTTTTCATACCCTCAACTTCCATACCTTTAAGTCTCATGTTTATTTGAAACTCGTGGTTCATAAGTTCTTTCTTGTATAAAACTTCTCTAGCTAGTTTCTCCTCTTCTATCTTAGCTTTCATTTGCTCTAACTCCATCTTCTGTTGAGTTATAGCTTGATTTTTTTGTACTTCAGCTTGAGCAGCTACTTGTTGAGCTTGAGCATTAGCTTGTGCTTGAGCTTGTATATTTTGCTGTTGCATTAACTGATCTCTCTCTTGTTTCTTTTTTCTACGTATTTTAAGTAATTGATTAGCTAACTTTATATTCTTGATCTCTCTAAGATCTATAGCGTCTTCTAAATCAATACCTCCACCAGACAAAGCCATTTGTATATTTTGCTCCAGTAAAGCTTTTTGCTCTTCATCAGGCGATAATTCTATATGTATACCAAAGTCTGATAAATGTAAGTTACCTAATTCACTTAATGTAGATACATTATGTACTCCTATCTTTTGTATAAAAGCATCTCTTGTAGGAGAATACTCTAGTATATCCGATACTCTAAGTGATATAGCTTCAGCGACTTCTGATGTTATGTATAATCCCGATTGTAGTATATGTCTTGTAGCTGTGTTACTATTAGCTGCTGCTATTTTTTGAACACCAACTAAAGCATCTTTTGATGGAGTAGATGCGTCTGATGATTCATTTAAACCAGTTACATCTCTTATCATTTGTAGGTAGTAGTTATACGTACCTATTAAACTCTGCATTTTAGCACCACCGTTTCCACTAGATATTTCTTGTATAGGCACTTTACCTGGGTTCATATCACCTTCAGATGTCATAGACCTACCTATGATAGAACCAGTTTGAAAGAACATGTTTAATGCTTCTTGTGGATTATAATTAGTTCCATTACCTAAATCAATCTCAGCTAAACCATCAGCATCTAAGTATATACCATCAGGAGTCATTCTAGACATTACCTGTTGCAGTTTTAGATGAGTTAGTTGTATCATATCAGCAAAACCAGTTATACGTCCTACAAGTGATTCTATACGTCCCTTGTACATTCTAGGCGCTGTTATACTGTAATTCATTTTAACCTTAGTGTGATCACTCTTAGGTCTCATCATGTTTTTACTTAAATTCCAATCAAGTAGTATTTCAGTACCTAATACTAAAGCTCCTTCGTATAAAACCTCTAGTGATCTAGACATTTTACCATACTTAGCTTCAAGCATTTGATCTACCACAGGGTTAAAAGAATCATCTTTTACTATAACCTTACTAGCACCTGTTGCTGTTTCTTTAACTTTATACACTTCATTAGCATATGTTTTGTAATTAAAGTACAGTACTTGTATTTGGTTTTTATCGTTTTGGTTAGACTCAGTTAAACTTCTATTGTAGAAGCCACTGTTTTGAAACCCTTGCCCAGTTATTTTAACTAACTCTTCTTTAGATAAATTAGGGAATTGTTTTTTAAGCTCGTTTACTGGTATTGTTTTTACCTCACCAACGTAATATATATCATCAAAGTAAGGTGACTCAGTATACGAATAAACCATATTAGCAGGATCAACGTACTCAACTTTAATACCTTCTGATTTATTATAAATAGTTTTAACAGCACCCATACCAAGTACTGTTAAATCGTAGTTAACTCTTCTTCTAGTTAAATCATACTTATTACCCTCAAGAACAACGTTGATAGCTTGCTCTTCAGCTATTTCTATAGCTTGCTTGTAACTAAGTTGCATATGCAAGTCTAACTCTTGTTGTGAGTCAGGTAGTATCTCTGGATCGTTTTCATTAAGATCAACGCCAAACGCTTCTTTAGCGTATGCGTTTAAATCTTTAGTTCTCATGTCTCTAAGCATTGACTCCATATAAGCTGTTCTCTTGCTTACACCTGATGGATCTTGTGAAAATGCTTTTATATCAAATACTCTTTCAGATATACCGTTTACTACTATATCTACAAACTTAGGTATAATAGGTACTGGTTTCCAGTCTAAATTTAAGTAAGACAAATCACCGTTTATAGATAATTCATCTTTATATTTTTGTATTGATTGTTCTCCTCTAGCGTACAACCTTAGTTTGTGAAACTCTGTTTGGTTACCAAAGAATCTGTTAGTACCAGAATCTCTTTTGAACCACTCGCTTTCAATTGCTTTAGCAACTTTCAAACCGTAGTCTTTACTCACTTTCTCTAAATCGCTAGCGACTTGACTTGGAAAAGAACTTTTAACAACTGACTCAGCCATATTAATTTTCTATTAATTTTGAATGTGTTCCACCTTGTTTATACCTTGCGAAACTTATATTTAGTTTTTGTTTTTCTACTTTAGCGTTTGGAGCATATAAATGTCTATTACAACCCATTATAGCTAAACCAGAACTTATAGATGCATCAAATTTACCTCTATTGTTTATATCAAACTTAGACCAATCGTTAAGAAGGTCATTGAAGTAAACTGTTCCGTGTGACCCGTCTGGCTTTATACCAACGTGATCCTGTATGTACATTTCTATTGCAGCTGCATGTGATTGTTTTATATCCTCACTAGAGTTAGGTATTCCACCCACTTCTTTTTCAGCAACAGATAGTTTGTTCCATACTTTATCAGGTCTGTTCATTGAGAAGCCTCTGTATCCTCTTCTTCTTAAATAATACAATAAACGTGGTTTGTTATTCTCTGCTAGTATAGGCATTCCATAAAAAACTAAAGCCATAAGTACATCTTCAAAAAATATCTCAGCGGTTTGTGGTCTAGCTATGTATTCACAGAAAAAATGGTTTACTGGCGCATCTTCCATACTAAACTTAGTTAACCCATGTAAAGCTCCTTTAGAACCTTTACCATCAACTGTACCAGATATATCGTAACTATCACAACCAAAAACACCTATGTGTTCGTTGCCTGGTTTCTTATAACCGTTTTTTAATATAACGTTATTCTGTAAGTGGGATGGTGGTGTCCAGCTTAATTTAAATCTACCATTTTTATCAGGGTAAAATATAACTTTGCTATCTTTAACACCATTAGCCCATTGAAAATTACCAGTGGTTATAGTGTTTATGTAGTTTGTTTCCTCGTTGTAATCTATTTGCTCGTATATTTTAGCTAAATTAAATATACTGTTTTTTGTTTCATCTCTAAAAGCATGCTCTTCTGTACGTGGGAACTGTCTATAAAATTCATTTAAAGCATCACCATCATCTTTTAAGCCATCAACTTCATTTTGCCAATGTTCTAGTATACCTATATCTATAGTCTCGCCAAAAGGTCCAACCTTTTCTGTTTCAGGTGTGTCGAATACAGGTATTCCATTAGAATCAATGAACCCCTCGTAGTTCCATTCCATAGGTATGAATAAAGAATATAGTCCCGAGCTTGTCTGTCCATTGCGGTTTCGTTTTGTAACATCTGAAGCTTTATATAGTTTCTTAAAATTATCTCCTCCTTTGTCTAAAGCGTTTGATGTTGATCCCATCATACACTTACCTATTACTCTACTACCTAATCTAAGGGTGGTTTTCGTAACACGCCAGTTGTTGAGGATGTTGTTCGGCCTCTCCCATTTACCTGATTCGTCGTGGACGAGGAGTTTGAGTTTCTCCCCATCATAGGAGTTGTCACCGGTGTTCTTCCAGTCGATCGTTGTATCAAGCCCTGATAACGTCTCGGTTTCGGTTTGCTTGGTTGTTCTAACAATGGATCTTCTGGTAAGCTTGGAGGCAGGTACACGATAGGCAAGTTCCGTCTTGGGCCTGTCCATACCGTCCTGGATTGGGGAAAAGAAAAATGGGTAGTTAACAGAAATGGGTACCACCTTATCTGTGAACATCTTTTTAGCATCGGGGCCAGATTTGGACAGTATCCCAAACCGTGAGTCGGTTGATATTGTCGCCATGTTAACACACTCCCCGGACGCCATGAATGAAAAACCTGAGCGTCGATTCTTGAGATAGCACATTCCATACGACCTGGCATCAGCTTTACAAGCTTCCCAGAATATATAGAATAATCTATTTGCTTCTCGAAAGTCTGGCTGCCCAACATCAATCTTGGACCACTGCAAGTACATGTAATGAGTACCAGTAATATAAGTAGGCTCACCTTTGTTAATAAAGCTGAAACCTTCTTCACGATACTTAAACTCTGTGTCAATATACTCATACCATTTATCTTTAAATTCATCAGGGTAATCTCTCCAATCAAATACAGTCTTAATTCTTTTAAGTTCTTTTGGATATTCAGTAACCTCCCATCTATCTTTACTGAATTTTACTGGGTTTATAATCTTAGGTAAAGCTATTTTTAAATTCTGTATTTCATATACTTCACCTATTTGTCCAGTCTTACTTATGACAACAACATCATGTTCTTTGTCGTAACCATACTTCCATTTTTTAGACTTATTAAGTCTCTTAATGGTATTTATTTTTATAGGTTCTATAACCTTGAATAACTGTTGCTGATACATTACCTAGATCTTCTTTCTGCAAAACCACCAAACGAAGATTCTTTAGTCTCTTCCTTAGGTTTATTGTTTAACATATCCTCTTCTTCTTGTATTCTATTTAGTATTTCAAAAGCATCGAATATAGCTAGCTTTTTTGTTGCAGCAGCATTCTTTAACCTATCAGCTGATATATCATCATCTGAATCAACTATAGCTTCTTTAGCAACCTTTATTAACTCTTCAACTGCTTTATGCCCAGCTTGGATTATATTCTTTTTCGTCTCCTTGATATTCATATCTAATAGTTAATGACTGAGATCTAACTCTATATAATCTTTCATCATCTACTATGAACTCGTATTCACTACCAGGAGTAAAACCAACTAAATCACCTTGTTGTATTTGTGAGTCGAAGTGTTCATCGAGATACTTTACAACACCTATACTAGGTAATTCTTTGTTTAGATTAAAAATATTATTAGATTCAATAGGTTTAACAAATGAATAACCTTTAGGTGCTTTCCACTCGTTTTTGTTTTTATATAAAAATATCTGGTCAAAAGAACATAAATAATTATCATCATCTATATAACTCTTGCCATTCTTTTCCACCCCTCTAACGTCATGATACCTTCTAAAAACATTGTGATGAACAATGACTTGATCACCTATACTAATATTAGTGTCACCTGTTATAGGTAAGCTTTTAACTATTGCTAGCCTATTTACGTTTTGATGTGTGAATATTTGCGTGTTTAGTATTAAATCAACGCCATCTATATTTTTAGTGTTGTTGTATCTGTCGCCTACTGGCTCAACAACAAAATCAAATATGCTCTTCATTAATACTCTAGATTATACTCTATAGCTACAGCCATATTTTTATTAAAGTCTTTCCAAGGTAAAACCTCGTCAGCTTTTTTAATAAATATACTAAACTTGTCATCTTCTTCTGTTATATGACAAATAGTATGCCCGCCGTAGACCTCTTGGCCCACGGCATAATGCATAGCTTCATTTTTATAATCTTTACCGATACTAATCTTTCTTATCAGCTTCATCTTGTGGTAATTCAGATATTGATCCATCTTGAATATTGATAGAAACCTGCCCATACTCTTCCTCTAAGGAAGCTTGAATTTCCCTAAGCTTAAGCTGTAGTTGACCTATGCCTTCAATGATGCCAGCTTTTTGTGTCTCAAGTTGACCTATTGATAATTGATTTTTGTTTATCTCGTTAAGTAACGATTGTAACTCTTGTAATTGTTCGTCTGTGATTTTATCCGGTTTTGGAGTTAAATCAATTGTTTTTTCTGCCATAATTTAATTTAATTTAATTGTTAATCGTTTATTATACGTCTGTATAATCTTTGTACTTTTCGTCTGCTTTTAAAGCTACGTAAGCTTGCTTTACGTGATTCTTAGCTGAGTCAGCTAAAGATCCAGTAAAATTGAAACCAAACTCAGTTAGTTGAGAGTTTGGATCAGCGTCTCTAGTTGCTTTATCTTTAAATACTTTTACACCAACACTTGAGCTAGGTGATTTTGTCCAAATTGTTTCATACACCACTTCAGTTTTTAAGCTACCATCTGGATTGTATACAGCGGCAGTTTTTACATTTTGCGACGAACTAGAGTGGTAACTGCAGTTAATGTTACCTACCTGTAAGTAAGCATCGCTTAACTCTATACCTTTAAAATTGTATGCTCCCTTTAATCCCATTGTTTATTTTTTTTAATTGTTATCTATGTTTATATTATCACGCTATTTTCACGTTATTTAAATGCTCATGTTTAAGGTTGCAAAACCATAAGTAGTACCCATTGGATTACCAGTAACTGCTTTCCTCCAAGATGTTGTGCTAGTGCTACTCCAAGTACTAGACGCGCCATAGCTAGTTCCGTTTATTACTAGGTTACTAAACGACGGTTTTGATGTTGAGAAATACAAATATAAATAATCTGTACTACTTTGATCTAGGAAATATATACCCGTTATAGTTTTACCGTTAAATACATAACTAGTCATTGAACCCATGACTGGCCAAGTCAAGGTGCTAGATCCATAACCATAAGCCATAGTACTATAAATTTGATCAGATCTAACAGTTATAGTTGCACCAAAGTCATATGATGCTGGTACAGTAAAACCCTTAACAACACCGTAATGTAAAGTAGAACTTTGTCTCATTACAGCTCTATATCTATAAGTGTTGTTAGCTGTTAAGGATACTTGATTTTCGCTTATTGTAGATGAAACTGTTCCGCTTGAAGTAGATGAACCTTGTAGTTGATTCCATTGATTACCTGTACTTGCAGCTATAGATCCTGAGTTATTATTTACTGATGGTGTAGCGTTATAACTTTGGTTACAGTACACTATACCTGACTCGTCACTTACTCCAGTAGTATTTACGTTTACTACATTACTATACGTGGTACCTGCTGCGTTTGTTGCGTATGCTCTAAATGAGTTAGGAGTAGTACCAACAGAGGTTTTATTTAAGCTACCCGTGAAACTAGTTTCCGTTACACTAGAAGCATCGTTTGTTACAACAGTACCGTTTAAGGAAAGTGCGCCAACTGCAGCCTCATTAAACGCGCCTGTTACATTTATAGTGCTATCATCTTCAGGAACATTAGTTACACCAGTGTCACCTAGAATAAACTGAGAAGTGTTTGTTTGACCCAGCATTACAGCAAATCCTTTTGCAGATATAGTACCTTCAGTTGTAAAGTTAGCAGTTAAACCTTTGTTAGTCACGTTTCCACCCATTGTGACACTAGCTACATTAACGGTTATAGTGTTAGCCGTCACGCTTGGTGCTATCCCTGGGTTAGTTGATATGACTTGCATACCAGGACAACTCACTGAATACCACCATTGTGTTCCACCTAATGGCGCTTTAACGTTCATGTTAGCTGTTGAAGCTGAGGTGTTTTTATTAAACTCTATATAACCTCTTCCTCCTGTGTAAATACCTCCTTGATTATTTTCATATATTTCTACAGTGTTGTTTCCAAGAGCAGCTCTTAAAGCGTCTGTACGGCTCGTTGTCACATCTCCAACGTACCCATCATAATTACCAGAAGAACTTCCACTTATATAAGTGTTACCATTCCAAGTAAATTCAAACCTATCAGGAACACCATAAGCTTCGTAGTCTATTCTAATAATACCAGTCGATGTTCCTAGATTTACAGGGTAATTAAACTCACCGTTTTGTCCTGATTTATAAGCTAAATTACATGCTGGCGCTGCGAAATCATGATCGTAAGAATAAAACTCCCCCATACCATAACCAGCGTCATTATCAGGGTGAGAAGGACTTATAGCGTTTGTTACATCATAGTTTTCTGCACCTCCACCTAGAGTTATCTCTTTCAAACTGTAAGGACCATAACTAGTGTCTACGTCTGTGTAGTCATTTTCTAGCTTTTCAGCTGCTATAGCTGCTAAACTTAAACTTCCGCTTCCAGGAACTGCCATATTATAACCAAGGTTTTTCCATACCTACATCCATAGGCACTTTCATGTTATCTATAAATTTTTCTAAGTGGTTTTTGTGTCCTTGATGAACAGGGTGAGATTCTACCCATCCAATAACTTGCTCTTCAGTTATATCTTCAAAAACTGTAAAACTATCTTCATTTA